GGCAGTGTTTAGACCGCGCGCCAGGATCTCTTTGAATTCTTGAATAGATTCTCCTGTGAGTGTGATCTGACAAGTCTGACACTCGGAATGAATAACATCTCCGTGTTTATCTTTGTCAAGATGTGGTCCCCAGGTTCGTGCGTGAATGCTCATTCTATACCTCTCAATTCCCAAGTCCCATACCCTGCTGACACATGATGTATCTCTCTGTGCCATAAGAAGATGGAATGTTGAATGGAATATAATCTACTTGTGCGCAGACTACGCGAGATTCATTTGGACCGAGATCAAAATTTTTCTGCATAGCTAGAGTTGTGTTTGGAACATATACTCGATAAGTTCTAGCACTAAGAAGATCGTCCTTGTTGATAAATCTCGTCTGACCCTCAAGAGGGCCATCCACGAAGATTAATTTAATTTGAGGCGAGCGGCTCATTCTGTTTCACTCCAATATTTAGCTCGTACAAACACACCATCCTTCCCAGTCTTTCCAAGTTTCAGTGCTGCTGGGACGGTGAACTCTCGATAAGTTCCAGATACATCGCGGATCGTAACAGGAATCTCCATCGCTTCCCGGACTCGATCTGGAAGATTCTTTCGCAATCCTTCTTCCGTGTACGAGAAGAGGATCGAATCGTGAATCTGAGCGTGTAGCCGGAAATGCTCCGGGTTTGGTAATGCGATTTCGTAGAATACTTTTAGGAATGCCTCGTTAAGAGTTCTTGCATTGAGTGACTGTGGGCAATGAGCGACGTAAGAGTTGAGATCAAGTTTGTTCTTATCTGGTTTTCCAAAGCAGTATCGTACCCAATCGCCTTGTCCAATGTAATCATCTGCTGTGAAATGTGCTTTGTTGTACTCTGTATGATGGTAAGCGCGACTCGTAAGTCTGCTCGTTGTTCCAATTTCATTGACGACTGAGACATAATATTTCCCTGCAATGGATGGATAGGTTCTATGGAATTGAGCCAGGAGATAAGTTGCGATCTTCTTCGGATCTGATTCTTTCAATCCCAGAAGTGTGCGCGCCTTAAAGATATTCTCCAAGCCCATCGTATCAACTAAGGTGCCAGCTCCCATGTTATAGTTAGCACCGTGATTGACCCGTTTAGCCACGTCTCGTAATGCTTTATTGAGAGTTTTTCCCAATGCATCATCATAGATGGACTCATAAGGAACGCCAAAAAATGCGGAGCAATTAACAGAGTGGAAGTCTCTAGACCCAGAAACGGCAGCGATGAGTGAAGTATCTCCCGCAATGTTTGCTGTGTCTCGTGACTCAGCTTGCTCAAGATCGCACTCCCCCAAGTAAAATCCGTCATCTGCGCAGATAGTTTGCTTAACTTCGACGCCTCGTGGGATGTTTTGTATTTGTAATCCTGTCCAAAAATGGTGCTCTCTTGATGCCAACCTTCCGGTATCTGTTCCATGTGGATTAAGAGCGTAAAGGATTCGCCCATGGTATTCTTTGCTTCCATTATCTTTGCTTCCTTCCTTGTCGGAATCTAGCCGGAGATATGTTGTAGCCAGCTTGCGCCATCCACGAATGTCCAGGATCTTGGTGAAGATTCGCGCATTGAGTGGGTGCCGGTACGATGCTTTATTCAGATTCTTTTCACCAGAGGAATCCGCAATGTCCGCGCACCCCAGAACTTTCATAAGGGATTTCACTTGGACATGTGAGCCGGGGTTGAAAGATGGTACATCAATCATGCGGCGGAGAGATGTGAGAGTCTCGGATTCTTTAGCATCCACATCTTTCCGTGCTTCCACTAGCTTTCCCATATCCCGGCGCAGACCTGTCATTTCTGCCAGTAGACACGGATAGACCAGAGGGAACTCCAATAAGTAATTTCTCTTAGCCCACGCTGGCGCCTGGAGAATTTGCTGGACCCAGACATTAATTGTAGCCCAAGTGTCGAGAGCATTGTATCTGTAGTATTGCTCGATATCAGTTGTCTCAGCAAGGTCTTTCCAATAAACCACCTTTCGTAGGAAGAAGGCATTAAGGAAAGCAAGATCCTTTGGTAGCTCGGAATACCAACTGTGAAATAAATGCTGGACGTCCCATAGCCAGTTGACCAAGGGTGCATTGAACCGCAGGAGATATGAACAGTCATATTTGCCATTTGCCAGTACCTTTGCAGCAGGAAGATTATTGAATTTCCGCATCCAGGTTACTGCCCAATCGGAATCAATTGGCAGAACTACAGAGAGGGTGCGGATAGGATTACGGCCAGTGCGATCAATGAAAAGAGCTGTGTAGCCAGAACAACGAATAGCGGTGTTTTGACGTACAGTTTCAAGGTCAACTGCGATAGCGAATGCTTGATGAAATTCTTCATAAATAGATTGAATGTTCTCTGGTGTGAGAATGGCCCATTTGAATTCTGTGGCCTCGGGCCATGAGAGTGGATTGATTACCTTGGAAATGTTCCGCTGTGTAATGAAGCGCCCGTAAGATACAGTGACCAGCTGTGCCAGCGGATCAATGAATACGATTTCAATTCCACGGTATGTAAAAAGGGAGCCTGCATAATCTGCCAATGACGCGGAAGTCTTCACATTCCCTTCTAGTGCAAGAAGCTTCAGAAGGATATCAATGTTCGTGGAAACTACACGAGTGATGGATCGTTTCTGGCAATACAGCTCAAGCTGCGTGAGAAGTTTCACAGGCTCGCATACTGTGTAGGTTGTGACACCTGAGAACATATGTTTGATATGGAGAAGGTAATCCTTATCTGCATATGTTCCTAGGAAGAGTGCATTGCCTTGGCTCATGGCTCTAGGATCTCCACATGAAATGCATCCATGAAACCTTCATCCTTCGTGTCCATGTTTCCATTCCAATCACAACCTAGACGGACTTTATATCCCATAGTTGCGGCTACACCTTTGATAAAGAATGCTGTGGCAATGATAACTTCTCGGTTATTCCAGATAGGTTTCCCTCCTGCATATGGAACGAAATCTACAGCCTTAGAAGGGTATGAATTATGCTTTGAGGCTGGAAAGCGAAGTTTACTTTTCCCTTCAGCAAACGCCAGATCTTGCGCCTCTTGGCCACGGTGTCCGCATGTGATTCCAACATCTACATGTTTGATTACCTCGTTGAAGATATCTTGCAGATGCGGATCACAGGTGAGTAGACGGGTCTTGGATGACAGAGAATATTGAGGCATAGAAATCTCCAGTGTGAGAAGAGTGAATCAACAAGTGAATATGCCCCAGATCAGATAAACCGACCCAGGGCACATGGTACTTATAGACTCAAATTACACAACGTGAATCTCAACAATGTTCGTATAGGCATTCGGATTCGGATTCTGTTCCGTCTTCTTGCCATGACGCAAAGATGTGATCACGATAACTTCGGCGCCCACAGATTTCGCCATGATTTCCCGATTCGTTCCAGGGCCAAAGTGCGAGGACAGCGCAGCAATGATCTTGCGATAATTACTTTGACCAAACTCATTGTCCATCTTGAACGACACAGTAGTCAGGGAACCAGGAACCAGCGGAGTATCATTCGCATCTGCCAGTTCTTCAGTAGCAATTGCGGACAGCTTAACTCCGATAGAAGTCGGACGATCCTTGGTCGGCATCTCCCAGAACATATTTGCGCGATGTGTGCCGGCAGGATAAGTAACAAAGTCAGGCACTTGTGCCAGATCATCCAGTGTACCTTCCAGCAGGGAATCCATGTTGAAAGCTGCGGAATCCAGAGTGTTTTCGATGCCCATGATATTACTTTCGTTTAGATAGAATGAAGTCTGTTTATTACTTCTTACTTACTTAGACACCGGAACTTTGGGCGAGGCCCGCCGCTCCAGTTCGATTAGAAGGTCAATAAAGTGTTTGGCTTTTTCCAAATCTTGTATACCACCCTTATCTTTCCATCTACAGAGGTACTTAATTGCTGTAGCTTCTAGGTAAGGGATGTTGTTATAATAACAGAACTCCGCTGGTTGTATCTTAAACTGCTTGTAGTGATTACCACCTACTTGCTTCTCACTAGCTCTTTGTTGTATAGGGCTATCATAAAAGGAATTTTCTATTTGCTGTTGTAAAGCATCAAAAGCTTCATCCCACTCTTCTGGGGTTGCATCATTCAATCGTCTATCGGTCATCTCCACTCCCAGTCAATGTTCCTCTAATTTTCCTACTAAGTAATTTCTCTAAGTTGGCTTTCGCCACATCGTCTAATGACAGACCAAAGTCATTACAAATAGTTGCAAGAAACCATAAACAATCTCCTAGCTCTTTCTTAATCTTTTCTGGCTCAAAGTCAGTTTCATCTCGAATGTTCTTAGCTAACAAGCTATAGACTTCTCCAACTTCTCCAATAAACCCCATCAATAAGTATTCTAAATCTACAGTAGGTAGTCTACTATTCTCTGCTTGTGTTTGGTAGTAATCAAGTTCCATATTTACCTTTCAAATATCTCATGCTAACC